TTAAATAAGGTGGGCGATGTACTCTCGCCCACCAAAAATACGTTAAAAGCTCGCCGAAAAAGTTTTTTTAATATAGATTTAGGATAGCGTTGCCCTTCCGAGTTGCGTGGAAAATGGGGAAAAGTAAAAAATTTCCGAGGTACAATCATACAGCGAGGTTGCTATAAGCTCATTCTCGATCAATTATGAGATCATTTTTTTTCATTATTTTCTTGAATTATAACTTTTTATAAGTAAATTAGTAAATGCATTAATTAGTAATGTAGCCTTAAATGAAAAACTAAAGGAGTTATCAATGGCTAAAAAACTAACTAACTTTGAAATTAAGTTACTCATTGAGTATCGTATGTTTCAAGATATTAAAAACCAAGCAGATAAAAAATGTAAACAATTACAAAAACAAGTTTACGAACTTATCGAAAATAAAGGCCTAACTGAAAAAGAAAATTATATTTTCAATCATAACAATAATGTTTTTTCAGTTAGTGAACACACTAGAACTTTAACAGACATGCAACAAGTTAGAGATTTCTTTGTTAAAAAGAAAGTTGATATGCCTGTTAAACAATCGACTTATTATTCAATTAAGAATGTTACTAATAACAAAGAACAAGAAAGTTTAATTGAAGAACAGTTAGGAAGAATTGCAAATGCCTAACGATTTAGTAAGTCAATTAAGAGAATTAGCTAACACCACTAATCGTGGTGTTACTAACCAACAAGATCAAAACACTTTCTTATCTAATGCTCAAGATCAACGAATTGATTGGCAGTTGTTAGCTAACTATTTAGATGGAAAGATATTTGAATTCATAATGCGAAACCAAAACGATCCAAGAATAAAAGATTTTGGAATAGAGTTAGCTCGAGATTTGGCTAGCAAGTTTGGTATAAATCATTAACATTTTTTTTGCAGCAGGTGGTTGTCACCACCTGCTCTTCCTGGCAGCCCAGCCAGTAAATCCAGGGAAGCCCTCGACTACATATAGTAATCCATATACATTTTATACTACATCTAGAGTCCCAAACCGATTTTGGCAGATAAAAATCCTTTAAAACGACGCCACCCCCCTCTCCCCCCTATAGATTTATACAGCGACGCTACGTGTAAGTTTTACACAAACAATTTATATGCTATAACATCACGAAAATGGATCTAGATCAAGTAACTAGTGATGAAGCTGCAGATCTAATTAAAAAATTAGAATTACGTAAAGCAGAAATAGATACAGCTGAACATTCAAGAGATGACTATCTTTCTTTTGTTAGAGCAGTATGGCCAGAATTTATTGGTGGATACCATCATAGAAAGATTGCAGAAAAATTTAACATGATCAAAGACGGTAAGCTAAAACGTTTAATCGTTAACATGCCACCACGTCATACAAAATCTGAATTTGCTTCTTTCTTATTTCCTGCATGGATGATGGGCCACAATCCTAAATTAAAAATTATTCAAACGACGCACACAGCAGAATTGTCATATAGATTTGGTAGAAAGGTGCGTAACTTAATGGACCAGGAGGAATATAAAAATGTCTTTAGAAACATATCACTATCACAAGACTCGAAGGCCGCGGGCCGTTGGGAAACCAACATGGGTGGCGAATACTTTGCTGCTGGTGTTGGGGGTGCCATTACTGGTCGTGGTGCTGATTTGCTCATTATTGACGACCCTCATTCTGAGCAAGACGCACTTAGCCAAACTGCTATGGATAATGCTTACGAGTGGTATACTAGTGGCCCTCGACAGCGTTTACAACCTGGCGGGGCTATTGTCGTGGTTATGACACGGTGGTCAGTAAAAGATCTTACAGGTAAATTAGTCAATGCACAAAAAGAAATAAAAGCGGATCAATGGGATATTATAGAATTCCCAGCTATCTTTCCTGAAACACAGAATCCTATGTGGCCTGAATATTGGAAAGCGGACGAACTGTTATCGGTCCGCGCTTCGTTGTCCGAGCAAAAATGGCAAGCACAGTGGCAACAGCAACCCGTATCAGAAGAAGGTTCCATAATAAAACGTGACTGGTGGAAGTTGTACGAGTACGCCGATCCCCCTCCCCTCCAGCATGTAATTCAAAGCTACGATACAGCATACTCTAAAAAAGAAACAGCGGACTATTCCGCTATTACTACATGGGGAGTCTTTTACCGTGATGAAATGAAAGCGCCGGCGTGCATCCTGCTAGATGCGAAAAGAGGTAGATGGGAGTTTCCAGAGTTGAAACGTATAGCACATGAGCAATACAAGTATTGGGAACCGGAAAGCATCATAGTGGAGGCGAAAGCTTCAGGATTACCATTAACGTACGAATTAAGACAATCAGGAATTCCAGTTGTTAACTTTACACCGAGCAAAGGAAATGATAAACATTCAAGAGTAAACGCCGTGGCACCTCTTTTTGAGGCTGGACAGATCTGGTATCCTGATGAGAGATGGGCGCAAGAGGTTATTGAGGAATGTGCTGCTTTTCCTTTTGGTGAACACGACGATTATGTTGACTCCACCACTCAAGCTTTGTTAAGATTTAGACAAGGAAACTTTATATCGCATCCAGAGGATTACGAGGATGAGCCAAGTGTTTTACAGATGCGAGAATATTATTAGGGGGCAATATGGGACTAGTAGAAGATTTTGCAAAATTTTTAGAGGGATCTAATAGAATGATAAGTGATCCTTTAGGTGAAGCTGAAAAGAAAATTGCTAACATGTCAGCAGAAGATAAAGAAAAACTTAAAAAGAAAATAGCAAGTGGGAAAGAAAAGAACCCAAAGGAAACAGGTGAAGGGCTTGCAGACGGCGGAGGATCTAAACCAGATTTCTTAGATCTCGATAAAGATGGCAATAAAACTGAGCCAATGAAAACAGCAGCTAAACAAAAGGTTACTGCTAAAGGTGGCGTAAGAACTGCAATAGCTAAAATTAAGAAAGCGAAAGACGGTTCGCGAACCGGTGTCCGTGGAACTGGCGCAGCTAAAAGAGGCTTTAGAAAAGCTAGACTTAGCTAATGGCTAAAAAGAAAAAGTTTCAAGCAGGGGCAGCCAGTGTACTAGATGATCCTAGTGCTTTAGATATTTTACCACAAATACAAAAGCCAAATCTACAAAGTGATCAGATAGGTGCATTAAGAGATCTGTTACCGATACTAGCTATGGGAGCCACAGCTGTGAGTCCTATGATCGACACTCCTTCAGGTAAAGTGTTTGCACCAAGTGAAGAAGAAATTAGAAAACGACAAGAAGAGGAAGCTGAGAGATTAAAAAACACAGGATTAAAACCTGTGCCTGTAAAAAACGATCCATTAATAACACCTCTTCCAGAACCTAAAGGTCTTTTAGATGATGCTAATATTACTGTAGAACAACCAAAAATTGATTCAAGTAATGTTACTCCTATACCCGAGCCAAAAACCGCGGATGATTTTATTTTAACAATGGGAGATAAGAAAAAATCTAAAGCCTTAGTTCCAACAAAGATGATTGAAAACATAGATGAGATAGATATTGGCGATAAATCTATAAACAAAAGATTTAGTAAAACAGAAGATTATATAAAAGCAAATTATTCAGGTAACGAAAAGAAAACCCTTGATCAATGGAGTAATGAACTTTCGGATCCTCAAAAAGGTTTGACTTTAGAATTAAGAGATTCTGGTCAAATGGGTTATTTAAATAACATGATCGCTAGTGGCTCGGATAAAGATAAGTACACTGCATCAGAATTAGTAACATTGCTACAATCTGGACCAAATCAAATCGCTTTTGGTTACGCAGAAGGATCAGCTAAAAAATTAGGAGAAGATCAAGAATTACTTCCACAAAATCTAAGAACAGAAATTACACGATTAGAAAACATGAATATGGTTTTCCGTCCAGGACCACTAGGTCAATTCATGGATCAGTATCGTAATTTAGTTACAGATCAACTAAAAGAAATGCAAAAAGCTACTAATAGAGAAGATGCAGAAGCTGCGCTCGGTAAGATACCTGAGATGACCGAAACATTAATGAGTGAATATCCTAATCTAGATTCTGCTACAATTAATGCAACTAGACAAAATAATGAAATATTAAATTCAATTAGTAACATAACAGAAACTTTACGTAACAATCAATTTACTAACGAGCATATGTCTATTGCTTTTCCTAATTTAAGATCTGAAAATTACCAGATACTATCACACACATTTAAACCTGAGTATGATCAGCCTTCAAAACTTTCGCAGCATGAAGGTAGTCATCCGTCAGTAGGTCATGATTTTGCTTTTTCTAGATCGGCTAAATTAATAAATTATGCTAATGATCAAAAAGGAACTGTTATGATGGAACTTCAAACAGATCTCTTTGATGGTAAAATAAAAAGCACGGACATAAAGTTTCCTGGATCTCAACCACCAGAGGGTTCTACTGAATCTTATGAAACTGCTAGTGATAATTTTTATCCTTTTTCAGGTGGTGCACAATATTGGATTAAACAAGTAGTAAAAGATAATTTAGAGAAAGCTATTGCTGATGGTGATGCATATTTAGGATGGTCTCCAGCAGATGTTGTTGCTGTTTATGAGAATGCAGGCGATGCTAATTCAGATACATATAAAGGATTCAAAACTATATATGATGGTAGAATAGATAAATTTATTAAAGATATTAACAAAGATATTACTAAAAGAGGTAAAGCTTTAGGTCTTAATGAAAAGCAAATAGAATCAGTTCAATTACAAGTAAAAAGAGATGGAACATACAAATTTAGTAGAAGACCTGGTGATGATTATTCTGAGGCTACCTCATCTAGATATGTTCAGGCTATAGAAAATTTTCCAGGATTAAAAAATCATGTAAGAGTCGGTGGAGCAGATAGAGACCTAATATTAATTAATATGCCGTATATCGATTTAAGAGCAGAGGGCTTTGACTTAGAGCTCTTTAAAAAGATTGGTTTGCCACAATTTAAAAAGGGTGGTAAAACAAAAGATGACATGGGTGATCCCCTAATTGACATCGAAATATTCATGAAGAGCGTGTAATGGCAATAGATAAACGAATTAATCCAATCAATCCACCGGTTGAAGAACTGCCGCGTGTTGATCAGTATGCAGGAGGAACTGTTGAAGTTGATGTAAACACAGGACAACAGAGCGACGTGCAAATGTTACAAGATGGCGGAGCATTGTTTGGTCAACCTCAAATGACTGGAGGTCCAGGTTTCGATGACAACTTAGCAGATTTTATAGATGAAACAGAACTAGAAAAAATTTCATCTGATTTAATGTCAGATTATCTTAATGACAAAGAAACAAGAGGTGATTGGGAACATGGATACACTCAAGGTCTAGATCTATTAGGATTTAAATATGAAGATAGATCTCAACCATTTCAGGGCGCTAGTGGTGTTACACATCCATTGTTAGCAGAATCAGTTACACAGTTTCAAGCACAAGCTTACAAAGAATTGCTACCAGCAGGAGGTCCAGTAAAATGTAATATTGTAGGTGCTGAAAATCCTCAAGTAGAAGAACAAGCAAAAAGAGTTCGTGAATTTATGAACTATCAAATTACAGATGTAATGGAGGAGTATGATTCTGATATGGATCAAATGTTATTCTTCCTAGCATTAGCAGGATCTGCATTTAAAAAAATTTATTATGATTCTAACCTAGATAGAGCAGTAGCAAAATTTATTCCTGTAGAGGATTTAGTAGTGCCGTATCATTCTACTGATTTAGAGACTGCGCCTAGAATAACTCACGTACTAAAACAAAATAAAAATGATGTAAGAAAAAGTCAAGTAAGTGGTTTTTATAGAGACGTTGAATTAGATGTTATAAATAAACAAGATTCAATACAAGAAAAGTACGATAAGATTGATGGTGTAACACCAAACGACAATCAATATAACGATCAATGTACTTTGTTAGAAATGCATTGTGATTTAGACATACCTGGTTTTGAAGATCTAGGTTTGAACAATATGCCTACTGGTGTTAAACTTCCTTACATTGTTACTATTGATGAAGGTTCTAGAAAAGTTTTATCCATTAGACGTAACTATAGACAAGAAGATCCAAAGAAGAAAAAGATACAATACTTTGTACACTATCGTTTTTTGCCAGGTCTTGGCTTTTATGGTTTTGGTCTTATTCACATGCTCGGTGGTTTATCCAGAACGGCTACCTCTGCGCTTCGTCAACTTATCGATGCGGGCACACTTTCTAATTTACCAGCAGGTTTCAAAGCTAGAGGACTTAGAATTCGTGATGACGACAACCCATTACAACCAGGTGAATTTAGAGACGTGGATGCACCAGGAGGAGACCTAAGACAAAATTTTGTTCCTTTGCCTTACAAAGAACCTAGTCAAACTTTAATGCAGCTTTTAGGTTTTTGTGTAGATGCAGGTAAAAGATTTGCAGCTGTTGCTGATGCGAAAATAGCAGATTCTAATAATGCTAATCCTGTAGGGACTACAATGGCAATGATTGAACAAGGCACTAAAGTTATGAGTGCTATCCACAAAAGATGTCATTACGCACAAAAAACTGAGTTTAAATTACTTGCTAGAATTTTTCAATTATATCTGCCTCCAGAATATCCTTACAATATTCCAGGTGGACAAAGATTTATTAAACAAACAGATTTTGATAATCGTGTAGATATCATTCCTGTATCAGATCCTAGTATTTTTTCTATGTCACAAAGAATACAAATGGCTCAAGCACAGTTACAATTAGCACAAACTAATCCACAAATTCACAATACTTATGAGGCTTATAGAAGAATGTATCAAGCACTTGGCATACAAAACATTGATGCAATTTTGCCTCCACCAGCAAGACCGATGCCAAAAGATCCTGTGATAGAAAATGCTGAACTTTTAAATAAAAAAGTTGCAAAAGCTTTTCCAGATCAAGATCATGTAGCACACATTGAAACACATAGGGCATTTATGTCTTCTGTCTTAGTTAGAACAATACCAGACGTTTTAGTCAATATTACTTCTCATGTTTTGGAACATGTATCACAACTCTCTGTCAAAAATGTTATGGAAAAAAATAGAGAAAAATTAGAACAACTTGCAAATCAATTTGGAGGTCAAGTTCCTGACGTGGTGCAAATACAAATTAATAATTTGATACAAGAACAAATAGCTCAGGTGCAATCTGAGATTATGGGTCAACTAGTTGCAGAGGAGCAAGAATACCTAGAGGGAGGTAAAGGATCTGATCCATTGGTTGATTTAAAGAAAGAAGAAATAGATATAGAAAGACAAAGAGTTATGGCTGATGCGATGGCTAAACAAGCTAAAACTGAGCTTGACATGGCAAAGCTTGAACAGAAATCTATGATAGACGCAGCTAAGCTGCAACAAACTGCTCAACTAGCTGCACAAAGAAACAACATACAAATGCAAAAATTAAATGCCACTCAAAGAAGGTAAGTCACAAAAAACAATATCTAAGAATATTAAGATGTTGAAAAAAGAAGGTAAGCCCATGAAACAGGCAGTTGCAATAGCATTATCTAAAGCTGGTAAGAAGAAAAAGAAAAGAAAAAGAAGTTGATAAATCTCAAATTGTGTCCATAATAACTATATGGAAGCACCGCAAATAAATAAAATTGTTGACGATTTAATAACTTATGCCTTTCAGGACAGTTTTTCTGAAGAAGAGAGAATGGTTGTAGCTTCTTTGTTTATGACTGCCGCTCAAATGATCTATTTACAAACAATGGGCGAAAGTGGTAAAAAGGCTTTTGAGAATGATAAAGATAACATTCTTAAAGAAAGAAAACCAACGTTACACTAAGAGGTCTTATGAAATTTAAACAAGCAAAAATGGAAACTGTAAAGTCTACAAATCCTTTTCCTAACCCTGCTGTTGCTAATACAGCTGCTGTTACTATGCCAGCGTATGTTGTAAAAGATAACAAAGGTACAGGTCCTAAAGGACAGACAAGCAGACAACAAATTAAAAAAGTAAAGTTTACAGGCGTTAAATAATTGGTTGAAACAATACCGGATTTTTTACATCCAGAACAACATGCGCTTCTTCACAAAAGAACTTGTGAAGAATATAGATCTTTAGATCCAGATCCACTACCATATGTTTATAAACCAGGAATCGTAAGTTCGGATGCTGGTTATTTTTTCTTTTATCATAGATTATTAGACAGAGAGGCTCATGTCATTTCAGAGTTTTATCACGATATCGGTGGTCCTGTCTTAGGAAGATTAAATTATAACGTTATTCATAGAATGAAAGTTAATTTATACACAAATACAGGATCACAGGATAAACATGGTTTTCACATTGATATGCCATGGATGGAGCATAGAATTCTGTTATACTCTGTAAATACTAACAATGGATATACTGAGTTTGAAGACGGAACAAAACTACCATCAATAGCAAATCAAGCCTATATTTTTGATGGAAAACATAAACATCAGAGTGTTTCACAAACAGACACTAATATTAGAGTAAATGTAAATGTTGTTTTCACTTAGAAAAAAGTATAAAAATGTGTCTTTAAATAGGAGGTTTCTATGAAACTTTTAACAGATCTCTGGGATCATTTAAAAGAATGGTCTGATTGGAGCATGAAAGACTGGATTAAAGCTGGAATTGTAGCTATAATCGTAGTCATAATAATTGGAGCAATATAAAAAGAATTTATGGTATGGCAATTACTAGCAAAACCACTTCTTGGCGTCGTCGCTGATGGCGTCAAGGGTTTTGTCGAAACAAAAAAAGCAAAGCAAGAATTAAAACTTACTGAAATAAAGGCTACTCAGAAACTTAAAGAAGATCAAATTGCTGGTAAAGTTGCATGGGAGCAAAGTGCAGTTGATCAAATGAAAGGAAGCTGGAAAGATGAGGTAGCATTAATTGTCCTACTACTTCCAGCAGTTTTAGTATTCACGCCCTTACAAGAACATGTGCATCGTGGTTTCCTCGCACTGCAGGACCTGCCGTCGTATTATCATAATTTGTTGTACATTGCGATATCTGCCAGCTTCGGCATCAAGGCGGGATCTAGTGCAATAGGATTATTTAAAAAGAAGTAATGAGTTACGAAGATCTATCAAACTCAGTAAAATTAAGTGAAGGCTTTAGAAATAAAATTTATCAAGATACTGAAGGGTTTGACACCATAGGCTGGGGCCATAAAGTTGTTCAAGGAGATCCGTTTGAACCGGGAGTAGAATATACAGAAGATGATTTACAAGCAGTATTTGATAAAGATTTAAGTAGAGCTATAGCTCAGATGAAACAATTATTAATAGAGAATGGCATTGATGAAGTGCCGGAACAAGCTCAACACGTCTTAACGGAGATGTGCTTTCAACTAGGCAAAACAGGCGTTGCTAAGTTTAAGAATATGTGGAAATGCCTGCAGGAAGACAATTTTATCGGCGCAAGTTATGAGATGCTCGATTCCAGGTGGTTTAAACAAACACCAAATCGATGCAAAAAATTGTCTGATAAAATGAAATCATGCGATTAGAAAATTTTTTTACAGCTTACAAAAAACAATTAATTGATAGACAAAAGGCGGTTGAAGAGTCTATAACCAGTGGACTGTGTAAAGATTGGTCAGATTACAAATATTTGACGGGTAAGAATGCAGCATTAAAAAACGAGATACAGGAACTCACGGACCTGCTAAAGAAAACGGAGCTAGAAGATGACGACTAAACCAAAACTTATTGTCCCAAAACACATATGGGATGGTAAAGCAGCTGAAAAAGCAAAGAGCGAATTAGAAAAAGTGCCAGAGCCTTGTGGATACAAAATAGTTTTATTTCCATTAAAATTAGATAACAAAACTTCATCTGGAATTCATTTAACAGATCAAACTGTTGAGGAGTCACAGATTTCAACAAACATTTGTAAGGTTTTAAAAATGGGTAGCGATTGCTATCTAGATAAAACAAAGTTTCCTAGTGGTCCTTTTTGTAAAGTTGATGACTGGGTTATCATTGCCAAGTACGCAGGTGCTAGAATCAAGATTGATGGCGGTGAGCTACGTATAGTCAATGATGACGAAATAATGGCAAAGGTAAGAGATCCTAGAGATATACTACCACCTAACTTATTATAAAATTGGAGAAACCTATGCAACCACAACCAAATAACGAAAACAATAAAATGGTTCCTCTAGACACATCAGGTGAGTCTGTTGATGTCGAAATAAAAGAGGAAGAGAAAAAAGAGTCTGATGTTCAAGTAACTCAAGAGTCAGCTCCTGCTGAAGAGCCAAAGAAAGAATCTAAAGAACATGACGAGTATTCTAATAAAGTTCAGACTAGAATTAATGATTTAACAAAAAAATGGAGAGAAGAGGAGAGAAAAGCTGAAGCTGCTTTAGAATATGCAAAATCTGTAAAAGCAGAAAATGAAAATCTCAAAACTCAAAAAAATACCTTAGATCAATCCTATATTGAGGAGTTTAAAAATAGAGCTGCTGCTGAAGAAAAACAGCTACAAAATCAATTGCAAGAAGCTTTGCAGGCTCAAGATTTTAAAAAGCAAGCAGAACTGCAAGCAAAACTCACTGATGCTGTTTTACAAAGACAAAGAGCAGAAATGACTCTTAGAAACAAACAAGCAGAAGCAGAAAAGCCAGTTGAAGAAAAACCTGCACCTAATTTTCAAGCTGAACAACCACAACCACAACCAAATCCTGCTGTAGAACCTAGTGAAAAAGCAAAAGCATGGGTAGCAAAAAACAAATGGTTTGGTAATGGCTCTGAAGATCAGCATGATTTAATTAAAACTATGGCCACTTACGGAATTCATAGACAATTAGTCTTGGAAGGTTACAACAGTGAGTCAGATGATTACTATAATGAAATTGATGCTAGACTTAATGCAAGATTTAATGATAATAGTAATATAACAACTAATTCAAGCAACAGGCCCGCTCAGACTGTTGCTGGAGCTGCTAGAAATGGCAGTGCTACTGGGCGCAACACTGTGAGACTCTCGCCAACACAAGTACAAATTGCTAAAAAATTGGGCGTGCCACTAGAAGAATACGCAAAACAAGTGCAGCAGATTGCTGCCAAGAATACGTGAAGATTGGAGGCGTAAATGAATAAGATAAACAAAACTTCGCGCGAACAAGAAACCCGTGAAAAGGTTGCTCGTAAGAGGGAATGGGTTCCCCCTTCGAATCTTGATGCGCCCGAACCACCAGATGGTTTCCATCATAGGTGGTGTAGAGCCGAATACAGAGGTATGTCTGATGAAAAAAATATGATTGGACGTATTAGGAGTGGATATGAGCCAGTAATGGCTGATCAATATCCTGATAGAAAGGATTTACCATCTATCGCTGACGGCAAATACAAAGGAGCAGTAGGAGTAGGAGGATTGGTTTTGATGAGATGTCCTATTGAGATCAAAGAGTCTAGAGACAATTATTTTGCCGGAAAGACTAATGATCAAAATAAATCTGTTGAAAACGATCTACATAAAGACGAGCATCCAAGCATGCCTATCTCACAAGAGAGGCAGAGCAGAGTAACATTTGGAGGCAAGAAGTCTTAATAAGTAAGATTAATGTCTCTAAAATAATTTAGGAGACTACTATGGCTAACATAGACCAAGCATTCGGTTTAAGACCAATAGCTAAAGTTGGTTCTGCCCCTGGCGGAACAACAGGTACTACTAAATACTCGATTGCAAGCGGAGCAAGTGGCATATTTACTGGTGACCCAGTTAAACAAGCAAACGACGGAACAGTCGTTGTAGCAACTGCAGGCGATCCGATTAGAGGAGTATTTATGGGTTGTTTTTATACAGACCCAAGTACAGAAAAGCCTAGATTTAATAATACGTTCCCCAACGGAACAGCTGCATCTGATGCGATAGCATTTGTAGCTGATGATCCTCATCAGTTATTTATCTGTCAGCAAGACTCAGACAGCACAAATCTAGTAGCTGCAAATTTAAATGAAAACTGTGATCTAGTTTTCGGATCTGGTAGCACCACTACGGGTATATCAGGTGTTGAAATTGATTCGAGTTCCAAAAATACTACGGCTGCACTTCAGGTGAAGTTGATTGATTTTTATGACACTCCGAGTAATGACGCGACAGCGAACAACTCGATCTTTGTTGTAAAGATTAACAACCACGAACTGAACGGTGGCACTGGTACAACTGGTAGCTCGTAAAAGGCGAATAGGAGACTACTATGGCTATTAATAGAGCCCAACTGGCGAAAGAACTAGAACCAGGCCTAAACGCCTTGTTCGGAATGGAGTATTCTCGTTATGAGAACGAGCATGCTGAAATATTTGACCAAGAAGCAAGTGATAGAGCTTTTGAAGAAGAAGTAATGTTAGTTGGCTTTGGCGAAGCTGCTGTAAAACAAGAAGGTTCAGCTGTACAGTTTGATACTGCACAGGAATCTTTTACAGCTAGATATACTCACGAAACTGTTGCATTAGCATTTAGTTTGACTGAGGAAGCAGTCGAAGACAATCTTTACGACACTTTATCTGCTAGATACACTAGATCATTGGCACGTTCTATGGCGTACACAAAGCAAGTAAAAGCAGCGAACATATTAAATAATGCGTTCTCAACTGCTGGCGGTGATGGTGTTTCTTTAGTAAACACAGCACACCCTACTGCTTTAGGTGGAACTTTCTCAAACAGAAGTTCAACTGATGCTGACTTGAACGAAACCTCATTAGAGCAAGCAATGATTGATATTGCAGCATTTATTGATGAAAGAGGACTAAAAATTGCAATGCAGGGAAGAAAATTAATTATCCCGGTAAACATTCAATTTGTAGCGGATAGAATATTAGAATCTACCCTCAGAGTCGGTACGTCTGACAATGACATAAATGCACTCAGAAACATGGGTATGCTTCCAGATGGATACGTAATTAACCACTATCTATCAGATACTGATGCATACTTTATTAAAACTGATGCTCCTAATGGATTTAAACACTTCGTAAGAGCTGCCCTTACTACTGGTATGGAAGGCGATTTCGATACAGGAAACATGAGATACAAAGCACGTGAGAGATACAGCTTTGGATTTTCAGATCCTAGATGTGTATACGGATCACAAGGTTCATAAAATTTATTGGATCCTCCCAAGGAGAAAGGCGCTTGTAAGAGCGCCTTTTTTTATTTATACTAATTTTAAGTATCCTAGATTAATTTAGTCGTGCACACTGGCTAGGCAGACGTGTATAGAGACTGCATGACGAGGGCTATACAACCAAGGAGGCAATATGGCTAACCCACATTTTCAGAACATGATCTTATGGGCCGGAAACACAGATGTTTCTGAGCAGAAAAAAGATCAACCAATGTTCATGCCATATCCGTCGGATCAAACATTCTACGGATATTTTAATGACTTCATGACATATACTGCAACGGACTGGACGATTACATCAACAGACGCTGGCGGAGACTCAGGTGAAGTTATACAAGCTACCAGCTCGGCTGGAGGGGCTTTATTAATTACAACTAACGATGCTGACAATGATTCAGAAGAGTTACAACTCAAAGGCGAAGCATTTAAATTAAGCACAAGTAAAAAAGCTTACTTCTCTGCAAGATTTAAATTAAGTGACGCAACAGAATCTGACATGCTATTAGGCTTAGCAATCACAGACACAACTGCGATTGATGGAGTATCTGATGGTGTGTTTTTCAAAAAAGATGATGGTGACACAAACTTAGACTTTGTAGTAGAAAAAGACTCTACTGAAACTGCAACTGCAGCTGTAGCAACTGTAGCAAATGATACATTTATCACTGCAACTTTTTTTATTGATCCAGATAGATCTAAAGTCTATTACTCAATCAACAATGCAGCACCAGTTGGTGTAGTAAATACAAATTTACCAGATGATGAAGAGTTAACTGTAACTATCGCTGTACAAGCGGGAGCGGCAGCAGCTAAATCATTAACTGTAGATTACGTAAGTGCTATAGTTGAAAGATAGGAGTTAACAATGTTTGCTCTTAAAAATAAAGAACTAACCGCTAGTGGTCAGGTAACAACTAAAGTATCAGCAGGAACTAATACACTTAGTGCTCCAGCTAGAGTTGTTGGACTTAACATTAGATGTGGTGGTACTTTAGGCAAAGTTGATTTAAGAGATGATGGTGCAAGTGGCACTGTCAAATTCACAATACCAACTCCAGCCATAGGTTCAGGCGAAGATGAGATTTTACAAGTTACATTTCCTGATCCAGGATTAAGATTTGAAACTGATCTCTACGTTTTCTTTAATCAAGCTACACATGTAGAAGTCTTGTATGGCTAGAAAAAGAGATAAGCAACCACCAAAAACAAAAAAATATTTCCGCTCCACTAAATCTGGAGCGGGAATGACGAAAGCTGGTGTTGCTAAATATCGTCGTGATAATCCTGGTTCTAAATTAAAAACAGCTGTAACAGGTAAAGTAA